AGCTGATGTACCTGATGTACCTGTCGTACCTGAGGTACCACTTGTTCCATCATCTCCATCATCTCCACTACTACCGGACGTACCAGAAGATCCACTAATTCCACTACTACCACTTGTACCTGTAGTACCGCTCGTACCTGAAGTACCATCATCTCCAGTATTACCTGAAGAACCTGATGTACCAGATGTCCCAGTTGTACCACTACTTCCACTAGTTCCTGTCGTTCCACTAGTACCACTTGTACCATCATCACCTGAGGATCCACTTGTACCAGATGTCCCATCAACACCAGTTGTACCACTAGTACCAGACGTGCCACTAGTACCAGATGTTCCATCTACTCCAGTTGTTCCTGAAGTACCCGATGTTCCACTTGTACCTGTTGTGCCTGAGGTACCAGCTGTTCCACTTGTACCACTCGTTCCATCCTCTCCTGAACTTCCAGAGGTACCAGACGTACCATCTTCACCTGTAGTTCCAGATGTACCACTCGTTCCACTAGTTCCATCTTCTCCTGAGGTACCGGATGTAGCTGAGGTTCCAGATGTACCAGAAGTACCAGAGGTAGCCGAAGTACCACTAGTTCCCGATGTACCTGTTGTACCACTTGTACCATCATCACCACTAGTCCCTGATGTCCCACTTGTACCATCTTCTCCAGAAGACCCTGAACTTCCACTTGTGCCACTAGTACCACTGCTTCCACTATCACCACTACTTCCACTAGTACCAGGTGTACCAGATGTACCGCTAGTTCCATCTATTCCAGAAGTTCCGGTTGTTCCACTGGTTCCACTAGTTCCTGTAGTACCTGAAGTTCCATCGTCTCCAGATGATCCACTACTACCTGATGTACCACTTGTACCGGTAGTACCAGATGTGCCACTTGTAGCTGAGGTGCCTGAAGATCCACTGGTTCCAGATGTACCAGAGCTACCACTTTCTCCACTTGTACCTGTAGTTCCACTTGATCCACTCGTACCAGATGAGCCAGACTCACCTGAAGAACCGGACGTACCAGAGGTTCCATCATCACCACTTGAGCCTGAGGTACCAGAAGTTCCTGAACTACCGCTATCACCACTAGTTCCTGATGTTCCAGGAGTACCAGATGTTCCAGACGTACCAGTCGTTCCACTTGTACCATCTACACCTGTTGTACCTGATGTACCAGAACTACCACTAGTTCCTGAGGTACCAGATGTGCCATCCTCTGCACTTGTTCCACTTGTGCCTGACGTTCCAGACGTACCACTACTTCCAGTATTACCTGAGCTTCCTGAAGTACCGGAAGTTCCAGATGTACCTGAAGTTCCATCTACACCAGGATCTCCTTTATCCCCTGTTACAACAAAACATACTATAATGTCTTCACCATTTGTTAGGGCACTACCACCCTGTGCTTCATTGATAACTGGTAGAGTCCACCATGCTCCATTATCAGTAAGGTTATTATTTATTGCAAATAGAATAAAATCTCCTGAGTCATCTTTATCAGATAATCTGATGTGACCTTTTACAGCTGAAGTAGAACTTTGTATTGTTTCTAGGAATGACTCAATATCATTACTGTCATCATCTGTTTGACTGATTGCTATTTGTGTAGCTGAAGTTTGTGTAGAGTTATTTAATCTTATATTACCTGTTCCTGGATTAGCAATAGTTGTATTAGTGCTGAATGTATAATCAAAACATGCACCACCAAAGTTACCATCTGCTCCAGAGGTTCCTGCTGTACCAGAACTACCTGACGTTCCAGATGTTCCACTCGTACCAGCATCTCCACTAGAACCACTAGTCCCTGAAGTACCACTAGTTCCTGAGCTTCCATCTTCACCTGATGAACCACTAGTTCCAGCCGTACCACTTGTACCTGAAGAACCACTCTCTCCACTAGATCCACTAGATCCACTTGTACCGTCTATACCACTAGTACCTGTTGTTCCCGAAGTCCCACTAGTACCTGATGTACCATCGTCCCCACTACTACCAGAAGTTCCAGCAGTTCCACTTGTACCAGAACTACCGTCTTCACCACTAGAACCACTTGTACCTGATGTTCCATCTTCTCCACTAGTTCCTGTTGTACCACTTGTTCCACTGGTACCACTACTTCCATCGTCTCCACTAGACCCACTTGTACCAGCTGTACCACTAGTACCACTTGTGCCATCTATTCCAGATGTACCAGTTGTACCACTAGATCCAGAGCTACCACTGGTTCCAGAAGTTCCATCATCTCCAGATGTACCATCCTCACCAGAACTACCACTGCTTCCACTTGTACCACTAGTACCAGTAGTTCCAGACGTAGCTGATGTACCAGAAGAACCACTTGTACCAGCCGTTCCACTACTACCACTTTCTCCTGAACTACCACTTGTACCCGATGTTCCACTAGTTCCATTTGTACCACTTGTTCCATCTATACCAGAACTTCCACTAGTACCACTAGTTCCGTCATCACCAGATGAACCTGCTGTACCTGAGCTTCCACTGCTACCTGCAGTTCCACTAGATCCAGAGCTTCCAGAGCTACCAGATGTTCCCGTTGTACCACTAGTACCATCTTCTGCAGACGTACCACTTGTACCACTTGTTCCGGAAGTACCATCCTCAGCTGATGTACCACTCGTTCCAGATGTACCAGATGTACCGGTTGTACCTGATGTAGCACTACTACCTGAAGTTCCACTAGTTGCACTTGTACCTGATGATCCTCCTGTACCACTTGTACCAGAGGTTCCAGTTGTACCTGACGTACCTGAGGTACCAGAACATAACCCATTAACTCCTACCGATCCACCATTGTCAATAGTAGGTAGAGCTTTAGCACATACATCTGTTGCATTTCCTTCGGATACAGTAATAGTTTGGGATACGTTTGCACAGTCTACATAGTCTGCATCACAATCACCTCCACCATTTGGACATGACAGGTTATAACTTATACAGCTACCACCAGATGTACCGGAAGTACCACTTGTACCTCCTGATCCACTAGAACCAGAAGTACCCGAGGTACCTGATGTGCCAGACGTACCAGATGTACCATCAATACCTGATGACCCACTCGTACCTGAAGAACCTGAAGAGCCTGAAGTACCTGTAGTACCAGAAGTTCCTGCAGTGCCTGATGTTCCAGATGTGCTGCCAACCGATACACCCACTTGCTTTATACTGAATATAGCTGAAGGTGAAGCTGGTCTATTATATCCAGCTGATGAAGCAGATGTAGCGAACAACTCAACACTTGCATTACTAGAAGCAAAGAATAACTCTAAATAGTCACCTGCTTCTAATATTAGTAGATAAGGAGTAGAAGGCATGTAAGTAGAACCAGTTAGTAAAGTTTTCATTCTATCTTTACGAGCCAGATCTACACCATTCTTCTTGATCCATATATCTATTTCAGGATTAGCAGAATCAGTAGTTTCAGCTTGTATTGTGTAAGATATTTCATACACACCATTGTGTACAATTCTTACCTGTTGATTAACATCGAGAACAATACCGTTCTCTAATTCTGTTGTTTGAAATGTAACAGCTGTTGGAGTATTAGCTGCTGGTTGAGCATGATTTATATTGGATGAATAAGCTGCATACCAGTTTGCTATAGCAGCACCTGATGATCCATCAGCACCACTACTACCTGAACTACCAGACGTACCTGTTGTACCAGCAGTCCCACTAGTACCAGCAGTTCCTGAGCTACCAGCTGTACCTGAAGTACCTGGTGTTCCACTTGTTCCAGCTGTCCCAGCTGAACCAGATGATCCACTAGTTCCTGACGTACCAGCTGTACCACTCGATCCTGTAGTACCACTTGTTCCTGTGGTTCCTGATGAACCTGCCGTACCACTACTACCAGGAGTACCACTGCTTCCAGAGCTACCACTCGTACCAGTTGTACCTGATGTTCCTGTTGTTCCAGAGGTACCACTAGTACCACTAGAACCATCACCACCTGTTGCACCATCTAAGTTTACACAGAACGTAGTGTATGTTCCTGATCCTACACATGTAGTAGGTGCTGTAAATGTTAGAACTCCTGTTGTTGAATTGTATGATATAACTTCGCACTCTTGATAGTTATTTACATCATGTGCAAGTATAATAGATTGTCCAGGAGTATATGCTAAACCTGTGCAGATAGTTAGTGTACCTGCTTGACATAGAGTAAAACCAGGACTAGAAACAGTAAAGCAGCATTTATAGAAGTCTCCATCCTCACCAGATGTACCACTTGTCCCAGAGGTACCTGTTGTTCCACTAGTACCAGAACTACCAGGAGTACCTGACGTTCCAGCTGTACCAGATGTACCACTTGATCCACTAGTACCAGTGGTACCAGAACTTCCACTTGTTCCAGAAGTTCCACTTGTTCCTGATGTACCAGAGGTTCCAGTACTACCCGAGGTACCAGCTGTAGCACTTGTACCAGATGTACCAGACGTTCCTGAAGTAGCAGAAGTACCTGATGAGCCTGCACTACCAGAGGTACCTGAGGTTCCTGAGGTACCACTAGATCCATCCGCACCAGCACCTGAACATAGAACTTTATCTATCTTCTCGAGTGCTTGTTCTACAGTCATGTTTGTCATGACTCCAGAGCATACTAGGTTTGGGCCCTCATAGAACACACAAGCTGCACTTAGTGTTATGGGACAAGGATTAGCTACACAAACTAACTTGTTACTACTTTTTTTACTCATCTATATGGTAATATATATTAATGTACTATTTTAAGTAAGTCTCCTGTACGATATACTTCACCTACGGATAATCCAGCTAGCAGAGCAGCAGCATTATTAGCATACTCAGGTGCACCTGCTTCAGGTACAGTTACAACAACTTCCCAATCAGAAGCTGTTCCAGCTAAATTGGCAACATAAACTTTACCGTCAGCACTTTGATCTACATGTATCTTTCCTACATAAGGTGCAGGACTAGAAGGTGTAGAGTCACTATATGAAGGTGCTAAGTTAGTGTTTATGTTACTGAGGATTAACTGTAGATCATCACCAGGATTTATAACAGCATTACCTAGGTAAGCACCATTATATATAATGCACTCTGCATTTTGTAATACAGCACATGTGGGACAAATTTCAGCGGTTCTCATAATTTTAAATTTAAAATGTTATTATCTTCTATTACTTTCTTGGATTGTTACATCCATTTCTTCAGCCCATTCTGGGTCAAAGATAGCCAACCAAGTGACTAATGATTTACTTACAGGGAACATCTTCATCAAATACTTTACAGGTAAAGCATCTTCTCTTACATCAGCAGGAGATTTGTCTAGGTCACTGAAGTCTATTCCTGTAACTTCTTCTCCAAAGTGTTCCATAAACTTACCAAACTCTGACAGTAAGTTCAATGATGGTATGATACCACCTCTTAGAACACCACTCCATTCTGCTGGGTTATAGAAGAATAAGAGCTCGTCTGTAAATCTTCTAAGTACTTTTCTGTAGAATCTAAATCTATTTCTAGTAGCTTTATCTTCATCCTCTGCTGGCTCTAGGAATCCTGTAACCTGTAGCATTCCTAATAATACAGCTATTAGTGCTACCTCTTGTAGAGTTTTTTGGAGGTTTACTCTTACTAGATCATAGAAGTCATCTCTTGACATATTTAACTTCTCACCAGTACGAGCTTCATATTGTTGGGCATATTCAACAAACATTTTATCCATGTCTTTTATGCCTTGTTCTGTAGCTTTGATAACTCTTATAGCTTTGTTAATATTTGGAATAACACCAAAGGCCATGAAGTTGCCAAAAAATAGTCTGGCTCTACCTATGTCATATCTTTCTCCAGTAGTTAGACCATTCTCATCTACTCTTACATTGAAGTCATCTCCTACCTTTCTAAACTCTCCAAAACGTGTGTCTGCTAGTTTAGGAATCCAACCTTTGAATACCATCATAGACTTAGTCCAGATATTCAAGTTGGCCTTCATTTGGTCAAACTCTGTAAATCCACCAGTAGCTGATCTAGCTATTGTTCTACTTAAGTTTGTTAGACGTTGTAGTTCATCTCTGTTGTTCTCTGAAAGATCTAGTCCAGGAATCTCTACCTTTCCTTCCTTGTTTAGTCTTTTAGTTACAGCCATGGACTTAGTCTTCTTAAGCTGATTTATTTCACTGTTTATTTTTCTTTCTAGTGTTCTGTATTGTCTAGGATTGTTGTATCTTCCTTTGTATTTATCTTTTACATATTGTCTGATGTTTACAATCTTACCATCTACAATCATAGTATTTTCTAGAAGGGTCAAGAACAAAGATCTTTCCAAATGTAATTCAGGTTGTCTAAATGCTACAAATAAATAATCCTGAAAGTTATCAGCTATCAACGATCCTCTAGTTAATCCAGACTTCTGCAGAGCTTCATAAGTAGGACTATCTTTGAGAGGCATAAATATTTCCATCAATTGTACGAATGCTTTTCTCTCATCGTTGTTTGCAAATTTATTTCCAATAAGTTTCTGCTCGTTCTTGATAAATTCTCTAAAGCTATAGTATACTCCTGACTGTGCAGCCATTTGTAAGTTAGCACCAAACAAGTTTACAAAACCAGATATAGGCTCTAGTCCTAATGTTTTAGCTTGGAATGCATTATTTAGCACTTCCATAAATTTAATTATAGATAGATTACTTCCTTGATCAATCTCACCAAAAAGTTCTTTACCTGTAATCTGTTTTGATATTGCATTTATTCCTCTTTTTATACCTGCTGTTGGTACACCAAAGTCTTGCCCATCTGCAGGATATGGATTATCATACATGATGTTTTGAACAAACAGATCAAAGAATCTAGAGTTATCTTCATTACCTGTATCCACTACAAACTCTCCACCTCTCTGTACAGGTTTACCAAACCATCCTGTTTTGTAATGATTCTTAGCTCTAACTACAGTTCTCATTAGATTAACCTGTCCTTCTATCTCAGACATATACTTATACTTATTCATGTGTTGAATGTAAAGTATCTGATTTTTAAAGAACTCAAAAGATACATCACTATCGTCATACGTACCATCTTCGTTCTGACTAAAGTCTCGAGTATAGTAGATAGGAATTGCATTCTCTACCTCACCAGTTATTTCATTTATCGAACCATAACCTACATCATCAGCTCTTCTTTCTAATCGAGCTCCAAAGTTTTTCATAGCACTGAGTCCAAAGTTCCAGGCCATAGATTCAGCAAATCCTTTTCTTATATAAGGCAAGAATGTACTAGCTATTTTGTTTTGTAGATAGCCCATGTCTCTTGCTTTCTCATTCATGTCCTGTAAAAAGTTATACAGCTCAAAAAGCTCTGGATCTCCTTTTATCTCTAGGTACTCTTTTGTCTCCCATTTTGGTAGAGGGTGTCTTTTTATTACGTAGTTATTGAATCCATTAAACTGGGGATTACTAAGATCCCACTTTTTCTTCATATCACTTATAAGCTTATCCCTAAGAGCTTTATCATTATCGTATATATTATTATACTTTTCAATTTCTTTTGCTATGATTTTGTCAGCTTCTTTTTGATATGCTACTACATCTACATTTTCTTTTATCCATCTTTTACTTCTGTTTCCTTCTTCTGCATTTCTATCAACTTCTTCATAGAAAGTTTTTTGATATCGATAGATTAACTTATTTACTAAACCACCCTTAGTGTCTCTCTGATACAACTTTTGTACAGTTTGGAGCAAGTTACCCCCTCTTTTTTCTAGTTTCTTTCGTATAGCGAGCAACCTGTTCACATCTACCAATGCACCAGCTTGTGCTTTTATTTGTGCCTTTCTAGCAAGTCTAGTTAATATTCTAACAGAAGGTAGAGGTAATTCAGCTGCCGATCTAAATAATCCCATTATTCCTTTGAGCACACTTTGTGGACTTGTTAGACCTGTTACACTATTTCTTAGACCCATAAACCTATCAGCGAATACACCAGCTAGCTCATTTATTTTATCATTACTCTGTTGTATACTCGTTTGCTTCTTACTAATCTCTGTCATGTATTTATCTTTCTCCTCTCTAGTCAAATCGGAACCTTCTATAATAGGTGCTATGTCTGTAGCAATTCTATCAAAAGCAGTTACTGTATCTAAGTACGTTCTTATTTGATCTGCAAAGTCAGATAGCTGACCATCTTCAAAGCTTTGATCAGTGGGTGGTCTATCTTTATATGTAGTTTCGTATTCAGCTATAATGTTTTCTCCTTCAGACTGTATAATATTTACAGCATCAATCAACGGTGCAATGTTTTGATTAACTTGTGCCTGACGAATAGCTAGCTTTAAGATATTAAGACGATCTCTTTTACTTGATCTATCAAGTTCATCTGTTGGTCTTGTCTTTTCTACCTGTGTATATACTGCATTTAGTTTCTTAATAAGTCTATCTAAACTTTCTATACCTGTACTCTCAGTTTTTTCAGAGACTGGAGTTAGAGTTAAGTCTTCTAGTTGTGTTGGATTTACACTACCTATAGCTATGGCATCTAGTTTTAAATCTGATGTAGGGTCCTGGAACCTATCTCTCTTTAGTTTTAGCTGAATAGGAATAGCTCTGTTCTTTCCTATTTTCTTTACTCCATAGTTCTCAAGGAGCATCTTTTTATACTGACCAAGTTGTACTCCGTAAGCACCTTGTTTGAACCATGCTACATCTTTTGCACCAGGTGCAATACTCATAAACTTCCAATCATATATGTTAGCTGTTCCGTCCTCTTCTACTATAAGTAAGTCAACCGTACCAGCTTCATCATTAATAGGATCATACATAATTGCTTCAGAGAAAACTAGTGGGTTCTTTCCATCTTTAGAAAACTCTTGTATAAGATCGGTGTAATACTTTTCTAGTTTAGTATATACAGCAGCTCTCTTGTTATCTTTTATATTAGGAGCAGGTCCTGGAGTAACTCGTTTAGTTCCATCAGAATTAAAGAATCTAGCATGAATCTCTTCAAACATTTCATGGAACTCTGTTCCTAACTGTCTTTTAACTTCGTTATCTTTTACTTGTTGTGGAGTAAATGATGTCCCACGAAACTTAGATCTATACCAAGCTTTTACTCTATCAGTTACTCTTTTCTTCACTCTCTTGTATACACCATCTATAAGAGCTTCGTAGTAATTATTTGCATCCTCTTCACCTTGTAGAGGGGGACTTACTTTTTCATTTTCATCAACAACCTTTCTAACATTATTCTTTGTGTTCAGTATTTTTCTTTGTATTGCTGCTTGTTGATCACTTATAGAAAAGTATATATTAGCCTGTCCTACTTCATCTACGTCCAGCATTGCTGTATCAACATACTCACCGTCTATCTCTCCACTTACTATTTTCTTTCCTACCTCTCTAAATATATCCACTCCAGATTTTTTGTAGAACATTCTAAACCAATCGGTTATTTTATTCCACATGTTTCTGAAGAATCCTACAGTTTGTGCTGGTACCTCATTTTCTGCTGCACTCTCTTCATTTAGTTCTTGTTGTACTATTTTTGCAATTAGTTTATCTGCTGCCTCTTTCTTTATCTTTCTGATATTAGGTCTACCATTAGGCAGTTGATACACAGGATTGTCTTTATATAATTCAAATGTTTCTTTGTATATAGGAAGATCTCCTATCTTAGATATCATTTGTGTAACTAGTTGTGGATCTGTTTTCTCTAGTATCTCAGTAGCCACATGCACCATCTCCTCTGTTACTTCCTCATTAGTAGCGTTGTTAGAAACTGCAATAATTTTAGCAGTTACATCTGCTATAGCTCTAACACCTTTGAAGTCAATTGCAGGATTGTCTTTTACATAGTCTTCAAGGTTACTTACCTCTACTCCCATTTTATCAAGTAACTCATACACTTTAGGTGTAATAGAGTTAGCACCTGTAGGACTAGAGTATTCTTGAACTGGAACATCTCCATCATACTGGTCCCACAAGAAGTACGCTAAGTCTTCACCTCTTGATGCTACAAGCTGGTTCCATTCTGGTAATCTTATGTTAGGACATTTAGCCATTATGATTTACAAACAGTTTTTAAGATCTGACCTATCTGGTCTTCATTATATCCTATCTCAGATAGCATTTGTGAAGTGATCTGTTCTTTAGTGAATATTTGATTTGGAACTTTTCCTAATCTTACCATGTTTCCTTGCATAGTTGTCAACCATGGACGTTCTGCAGTGCTTCTTTCATCTTTTCCTTTAGCAGGTTTAGATTCAAATACCTCTATTATATCTTCATCTTTTCTTTCTTCTGCTTTTAAAAGACCATTATCAAATACTGAAGGTCTAGATGTTTCATAATACTCTTGAGCTCTAAAACCATCACCCAAAGCATTGATATGCTTATAAACAAACATCTCTATATCGTCACCACTCTTTCTAGGAACTTCAACTGTGTAAGGTAAACCTGGAGTTCCATCAGGATTTTGTTGTCTAGTTTTTACAAACAGTCCTTTGTTTATAAAAGAGAAATCTCCTCTTAGTGCCATCTCTTTTCTTTCTTTAGCTGTGAAAGTTTTATTTGGCCAAGTGTAAACAATATAGTCATTGCCCAGAGTTTCAAATGACAATGGTAATTGTACCACTTGAGGGATCTTTCCTTTTGCAATTTGACTCTTTACATTCTTTGGAAGCCACTCCATTCCTGGATTATTTTGAAATCTTGTGCTTCCTCCTCTTCCTTGGAAAGTTACTGTAGGTGCTTTTATTGTAGGAACTATACTACCATCTGACCAGTTATTCCTCTGGAACATGCCCAGTTCATAGAAGTTGTTCAAGTTACTAATATTTTCTAAATTAGACAAGGATGAGTTGTAGAGATTTTTAAAGTCTTCATATGGTAGAAGAGAAGTAAATGATATTGGTGATGTATCTAAACCTGATTGTAAGACAGCTGTTATAACTATATCTTTGTATAATGAATCATCTCCTAAGAAGTTTCTTATTTGCTCAAATCCAAATATAACAGAGTTCTGATCATATGTTTTTGTCTCATTATTTCTCAACTGAAGGTTGATTGGAGTGTTTCCAGGACGCTTAGATGGATTGATTTCTAGCATTCTAATAACTTGATTATTATATAATGGATGACTAGCATCAGATAGAACATCATCTACAAACTTTTCTACTCGAGCTGCTACGTTCTTCCCATCATTCTCTAACAAGTATTGTGATAATAGAGTATTAAGCTGTCCATTAGTCTGAATCACATAATCAAATAAAGAATTTACAGCACGTCTAGATATTTTTATAAACTCTTTGTCAAAAGTTCTTAGAACCCATGGCATTAAAGTGTTTTCTAATACTGATCTACTTCTTAATTGATCTGATTTAAGGAAGTTTGATATACCTTCTCTTGATTTAATTATAGATTTAAGAGTTTCTCCAACAAACGTGTTATTCATTACAGCTTCTGGTATAGATGTTATGCTGTTTGTGGATAAATCATATGCTACAAAACCTATATTATATAATTTATTTGCTGCTGCATACTGCATTTGTTTTTTAAATACTAACATAGGATCATTAAAAGTAGAAGTATCCCAATTTAATCCTTGTGTTAATGTAAATATCTCTCTAGCCTGTTGATATACATTTTGAAATGAAAATATTATTTTTCTTTGTTGTAGCTTTTCTTTGTCAGTAAATTGCTTTTTACCTACCATTTTTGATAACATAGACTCGTTAATCTCTTTACCTGTATCAATTTCATCTTGTTCTTTTTTAGTAAGCTCTCTACCTATATCATACTTTGGACTCGAAAGTAAACCATCTCTAATTGATCTGTTACCTAAGTAGGAGTATCCTCTATTGTTTACTTCTCTTATGAAGTCCTGAACAATAGGTTGATTCATAAAGTCAGCAACCACTTTGATAGGAACACCAGCTCTTATTAAATATAACCACGTGGGAGCTGTTTGAGGTGTTGCACCTAACTCCATAATCCATGGCCCTCCAGCTATATCTACATATCCATCTATAAATTGTCCGTTGATCTTAGATATAAACTCACCGTTTGCATTTTTTCTACCGGATATACTCACCCACTTATCTATTGTATATTCAAACTCAGTACCTTCGTTTAAAACTACAGATTGATTTATGTCTACATTATTTTTAGAAGCAAATGGAATATTAATTGCCGGTACTAATACAGGTATGCTTTGTAATAAAGCTAAGTTAACTTGATTTACTGCAGCTACACCAATACCTTTTTTACCTGCAACAAAAGAATAACGCAGCCTAGACGTAAACTGAGAGTTGAGTAGATTACTTACCTTTTCATAATCAAATGGTTCTCCAAATCTTTTAGTTACTATCTCCTTTGATATGTTTTCTAGTTGACTTGCGTCATTAGGAGCTGATAGTCTTTCAAAGTTTTCAGGAAGCTCTATAAGATTTTGTAGAGTTTCTATGTACTCATTTTCTAAGGATTGTGTGTACAGCCTATCTACCACAGTTTGTTTTATTCCTTTCTCACTTAAGTCTAACATGAAGTCATCTTTAACATCTTCTTCTAACAACACTTCTCCAAACATTTCAAATATTAAACTATCTGTTACATCTCCTCCATCTCGGAATAACTCTATTTGTTCGTTTAACTGTTGTTGCTGAGACTTAGTTAACAAAGCTCCATCTTCCCATAACTCTTCAATCTTTGCTTTTGCTTCTTCACCCTTTCCAAAGTAAGGAACTGTCTGCAACTCACCGAATCTATAGTACATATTCTTGAAGTACATGAATAGTTTATCGATATCAAAGTCAGATCCCACCTTCTTTACTAATGCTTCAGGAACTACTACTTGATCTCCAAACTCTCTAGGTAGGAATTGTTTTATTTTTATAGAGTCAATAGAGTTTTGTGCTTGTGTAGGAATACGGAAAGCTACACCACGTAATGCTTTTTGTCCTTCCTCTGTATTGTTCAAGTAGTCTAGTAAGTCTTTATCACTAAGACTACTATTAAACCAACGTCCCACCATAACTTCCATAACTCTTTTACCATCTTCGTCCTTATAGAAACCAAGCACGTCAGATACATATCCTTTCTTGCCGTTTATCTCTACTAATTTAACACCTTGTTCAAATAGTGCTGATGGTATTTGTACTGCTTGTCTTCCACTTATCTTTGGACGAACAACATTCTTTTGTACTATTGAATATAAAATGTTTCGTACTTGATTGTATGCAGGTGTGCCTTCAATAACAACATCTCCATTTAGGAAACCGTCAAGAGCAACAGATACATTATCATTTGTTTCTCTTTTAAATATTTCTTCACGTAAAGTTTGAGTTGCTGCAGTTAAATCTTCAACTACTAACTTACCATCCTTCTCCACAATACCTAACCTTTTCATTACGGTATTCATTCCGTCAATAGTTAGTTCATCTAGTAATTCTTTGTTTTGATTAGCTAAGTTATATATAGCAGAAGCTTTGAGTCTTTGTTGTTTATTAAGATTCAACCATTCCTCAAGTGACCCTGTATAATCTACTGGAACACCACTGTCAAATAAATCTAGAGTTGCTAATTTAGTAATCTGACTAGCTCTTGTAACTCTACCATCATCTTTAGATGGAACCTCTTGTTGTAAACTGATAGCATTAAATGGTACGTTAATCACATTACTATAAGCAGTGTCATTGAATGATCCGTCTTCATTATATGTTTCATGTAATTCCTCAGCACCTACTTTTCTTCCTGACTTATATATTATATAGTCTATGTCTTCACGTTGCATCTTCTCATACAACTTTATATTATTAGATGCAGGATCTAGTTCTTTAATTATTCTATATGGTAATGCATACAATGCATATTTATCTAGAACAGGGTTATTAAAAGTTGATAGCACCCCACTTGAATCTAGTTTAGATCCTGATACAATAGGTTTAAGTGGTTTATATGCACTCTTAACATCAGGATTACCTTCTTCAAGAAGATCTCTTTCTCTTTGAGTTAATAATTGTTTTTTATCTCTTTTCTCATATGCTATATCGTATGCATATTGTTTCTCTTCTTGTGGGTTCCAGTCAGATACTCTTATTCTAAAGTTACGATATGCCTTGAAAGATATAATACCAGCACCGTCTGTCTTCTCAAAAGTTTCATAACCAGGTAAATCACTAATGCCTATAACATCTGCATGTGTTGCAGTTTTAAAATAGCTTCTTGTAAAGTCTGTGTATCCTATGCTGCCTTCTGCATGATCTCTATTCCATAACTCTTCGGCTTTACTATTCCACATAGTATCACTAGATAATAATTGTCTTGGTGATAAGAAACTTTTAGAACGTTTAGTTATGTCTTTGTATGCATATGGATCACCATATAATACTTTGTACATCTCCATTTGGTTAAGCACAAAGTTAATTTCTCTATATGATAACTTTCTAAACACTTGGTCCTTAGTAAGTCCTGAAAGGTTACCTTCTATTGCAGGTAGGCTATAGGTATCCCTCGTCTCTTCTGGAATGGTTACAATAATATTATTTGCTGTAAGAGTATTGATAGTGGTCTGAGTCTGTTTGTTGGTAAAAGCTAGAAACGCATCTATGATTTGAGTAGCGGATGCATCATAAACTTCTTCTGCAGTTAAATTATTATCTTGTATATTTTGTTGTACCTCTTGATATAGTTTAGGATCGTACTCATTCAAAATATCTTTAAAAAATCTAAGGTCTTTACTATCAAATATAGATTCTACTCTTCTTTCTTGTCTAGCTAAATTTACTTCATCTATAAAATATCCGAATATAATTGTTTGCAGTTGAACTTTTGGACCAACCATATCACGCTCAGACACATTATTACCCATGAATAGAGTGTGCTCCATACCGGAATCAGCAGGAACTAAATTCTTATATATACCTTGAAGATTTAGATTTATTTCTTGTATTAATGATTCTCTATAGGTAAGCTGAGATGATTTTTTATTTCTACCACTGGACCTGTTTGCTATACCACCTGCATAACCAGGTTTAAATAGAGGGTCCTCAAAGATATTCTTCTCACCATCTTCATCAAAGTATTTATTTAGGATTACAGAGTTTTTAGAGAATGTATCTGTAACTAAATATCCATATGGAGTCTGAGATAATTCCTCTAAGGTGTCTACATTTTGTAATGTATTATATATCTCTGAAGGTACATTTGGTCCTATGTGAGTTTGTGTTCTCTCTCCCTGTACGTTAAAGAATGTACTGCTTACTTCTGGATTGTCTAGCTTTACTCTAATTACTGCTAGATCCATAAGTCTCTTGTTCATGTTTAATGATTTGGTAGAGAAGAAAGCTATCTCCTTAGTGTTTGCAATACTAGCTTTAATTCCACTAACTGCAGCATTAAATGATTTCTTTTCATCATAGGATAAACTATTGTACTCTTGTTGACTGAATATTATTCCTAGATCCTTAAGTAGACTCAATCTGCCACCCATAGTTCCCATATTGTAACTATTAAGTTTTCGTATGTTTGGATTGTACTTACCATCCTTTTCTACAAATATTCCTCTACCTTGTCTAGATAAACTTACTATAGAGTTTAAATATCCTTGACGTATTTGACGTGAAGCAGAAGCTATATCTGCATCACTTACAGATACTTCTCCGTTTTCTAGAATGTTTACTACTTTTACTTGTGGAGATTGTTTCTTAAAAGTTTTAAATAAAGCATCAATTAATCTTAGTTGATGTTGTTCTGTTATATTCTCTAAACTTACACCACTTGTATAGTCTAGTCCTGTAATACGTTTATATAGAGTTCTATAGTTAGGATCATTTTCAGCTATACTTTGTAGCCTAGTCAACATATCTTTTGTGTCAGTAGATGAACTTAAATTATCTAGAAGAGTTACATACACCTGAGCCATAGGTAAGAGCTTCACACCATTTACTTTACTAGGAACTCTCTGAGCAAGTCCATTGCTTCCAATAGTTACTCTTGGTACTGTAGCTAACATTAATCTAACAGCTGCATTTGTTTTTCTAAACCCATCTATCTTTCTAGCGTCAAAGTTATATCCTTTGTTAGATAGATCATTTTCTACACCCTCCTTATCTACCTGTATAGAGTCATTCTCATCAAAAGTAATACTGTAAGCTTGTAAATACTCTTGATGTCTTTTTGTAATACTATCCCAGTTCTCTGAGATTTGTGTCATTAAGGTTATTGTTTTTTCTATCAACTCATCAACCTCTTCTTTGTTCTGCTCATTCTTAATAGAATCATATGCATCGATTTTAACTTTTAGTTTCTCGAGTGCTTTTATCTTTAACTTATCATACAGTTCCGTCTTATTTATATCTTGATAGTCAAACACACTTTTGTTTTCTAGAAGTAAATCTGTAAGTGTATTATATGTCATGTCTTCTAATAAGTCAACCTGTACTTCACCACTTAAATTAGTTACAACTCTAAACACAGCACTAGACTCAGGAATTACCTCTCTTATCTCCCTCATTGCTAAGGCCCTAAAGGTTGGAAGTTGAGCAAAGTCTCCTGTATCTATTCTATTAAATAACTCATCTCTTAATTCTACAGCTTTCTTCTGAGTAGGATTTATAAACCAACTTTCAATAAAGTTTTTTAAGCTCTTAAATATTCTAGCTAGAAAACTTTCTTTTGGTTTCTTCTTATCTTGTATATAATCTCTAAACTCTTCTGCTAATTGTTCCCTTATTTCATCTCGAGTAGCATCTTCAAATTTAATTACTCGTCCACTAGGTCTGTCTACAAAAGTTCCTTTACGAGATCTGAAGGCTAAGTCTTGTTGTATTTTTTCCTTCTCAGTAAGATACATTGCATAAACAGCTTCGAATGCCTCGTGATATGGTGTACCCACCTCTGCATTTTCATAGACATACATAGCATTGTCTTGGAACATACCCCATGCAGTTTTTCCTCCTGACCTAATTATATTTTTAACTCTGGCTAAAGGTACTTGAGGTAAGTTTTTTTCCATCCAACTACGAACATCTTTCCAGTTCTCCTCACTCATCGCTTGAACATCTTTCTCAACCATCTCACGAAGTAAAGGTTGATCTCCTCCAGTCAGTTTTTTGTTTAGCATAGCTTCAACATCAGATATAGATGCAGACTTTATTTTACCTTGTTGTTTCTTTTCAAATCTAGCATTATCTTTTTCTGTTTGCTGAGCTATTGCTAAATCTAAAACAGCTTGTCCTGTAGCAGAAGTAGCTCCTCCCTCTAAAACTTTTCCCGTTTTTAAATTTGTTATGTTTGCTCTATCAAGATTAAAATCAACTGAGTATCTAGTACCTTTATAAGTTACAGTTTCAACACTACTAGTTTGCTGTGGAGCAGGTTCTTCTTTTTTAGTTACAAGACGTTTAGATCCTGCAGGTCCAAATCTAGCTTCTAGGTCTTTTTTCTCTTGCTCACTTAATTCAAAGCCTGTTGACATGGCTGTATCAAATGTATTTTGTTTGGCAAGGTTTGGTTGAATAAAGTTATAGATACTAGCCTTTAGTATTTTTTTACCATCTTTACCTTCAGGAAACTTGTTTAAATACTCTTGTACTTCTTGAGGTCTAAAGTCAACTTTAATTTTTTCTTCATAGTTTTGTGCTGTTACATCAGAATCAGTAACTACAAATCTAATTCTAGGACCATTTTTAATCTTAAAAAAGTTAGCAGTTTTACCATCAGCAGCATTAAACTGACTTGATGTAACTGGTGCAGTTTTAATAAACTCTTTTCTAGGTGGAGTTACTTCTTTTATAATATAGTCATCAATAGTAGATTGATCTACGAAGTATATACCTTTTCTGTTAACTACATTATCATCAGCTGACTCAAGCTGTGTTGTTAAAGGTATTTCAAAGCTCATTCTCGTTGCTCCCTCAGTTTTTCTATCTACTAGGTCAACTACATCAGAAAGCATGAACGACTGATAATTAGGCCACACTATACTTTTTACATTACCCTCTGGTGAGACTGATATTATTTGCTCAAATGGTTGATTTATATCCTCTGTATATTGTTTGTTAACATTAATGTACATGTTTTCTAGTGCACCAACGATCAACGACTTGTTTGCTTCTATGTCCTTAGGAGTAAAAGTAAACTGTGCAGTAGGACCCACTCTTAAAACTAATTTACTATAGTTAAGTCCTGGGAATCCTTCTACCTCTCTTACAACTTGTCTTTCAAAGAATACACTATTCTGACCTACATCTTTTCTTTTACCTTGAGCATCTTTTGGTATACCCCAATACGTAACACCCTTTAAGAAGTTTAGTAGTCTTACAGCTTCGTTACTAGTAGCTCCTGCAACTGTATCTACCACTTCTCTTGAAAGACCGAGTAGTGCATCATATATCGATTCAGCTTCTTCTTTTAAAAACTTTCTATTCTGTAATTTGTATAAGCCACTAGGTACATCTAAGTATACACTTCCAAGAGGAGAGTTATATACAGATGTTCCTTTCTCTATAGTTTTGTTTGTAGTAGGAATGTTTAATAGGACTTTCTTCTTTAAATCTTTTCTACTAATTAAATCTGCAGAGAAAACACTGTTAGGTTCACCATTCTTATTCATTTCACCAATACCAGAAGAGGCTATTATTTCAAAAGGAGAAGGAACCAGTACACGTTCTAGTTGATCTTTATGCCATGCAGCGTATTGTTTAGTAATTTGATCCTTCACTTCTTGTGGTGTGTTCTCTCTAAACATATCACCATTTCTAAAACCAGGGGCAGGCATAAACTGATAAATAGCTTTATCTAATAATATCTCTCCCTCTGGAATAGGTAAACCATCCACACCAACTAAATTACCTGCACTATCGATCATAACCATTGCAATAGCAGTGTCTTTATACTTATCTATAAGTTCTTGATTGTTATCTAAAAGTCTTTCTATTACTCCCTCTAATCTTTGGTTCTGAGTTTTGAATGTTACGTATACACCACGAATATCTTTTCTGTTTGGAAACTTCCACAGGTTTGCTCCAAACTGATTTGCTCTAACTTGATGATCTTTCTCAGTTTCATTTTTAAAATACTCACTACTACTATCAGGAGCCACTGTAGCTCTAGGTAGCACACTAGTAATCTTCTTTTTCTCAGGATTAAACTCTTTTGGTTCTGGAAGTATTTGTGGACCAACATACTGAGTTTGATTTAGTGTAGCTATTATCTTAGGATCTTTGGCAATTTTATTTTGTGCCTGTTTTTCTTTTTTGTGATCCTCCATGATTCGATTAAAGCGATCCACTATAATTTTCTTAGCATTCTTCTCTTGATTAAGAGATTCAATACTTTTTGTAATCTGATCAGCTTCCTGTAAAATTTTAGCCAATGCTTCCTCAGATATATTTACGTCTCCTGATACATCATTGGTTAAGTTAAAATCTGCAAGAGCTTGTTTAATTAGAGGCCACGTTTGTAATAAGTCAGCATCTTTTTCTAGAGCTGCATCTATAACTTCCTTAAGTCGCATGTTATCATTCTGATCAAAGAATGCAGTTGTATTTATGAAAGACTTTAAAGTTTTAATTGCAGACTTGATAGTCTTCTTAACATCTCTAAGAAGATCATTATTAGCTTTTTGTTCTTTGGCTAGCTGTTTACCTTGTTGTTCTAGAAGCTTTACCTGATCTTGTAACTCTTTTAAGAATACTCCGGTATTACCTGGTAGATCCAGTAGGTCTTTTCCGAAGTCACTAAAGTATGAAATATTAAATGCAAGTTCTTCTTGTTGTGCTTCTGCTTCTTTTATACGCTGCTCTGTATCAGCCTGCATCTCAGTAAGCTTATTGATAGCTCTAGTAAAGTTTTTTTGTGCTTTGGAGAAGTTTAGTGTTACTCTTTTTCTTCTTCCATCTTTCATGATTTCAATGTTCTTGAAATCTTCTTTTATCTTAGCTAACTTTTCTTTGTCCTTTCTTATTTGTTCAGTAAGTTCTTCTAATCTTCTTTGCTGTTCTACACCAAGATCGTTTAATATTTGTACTCGACTTTCCCTATTCTTTGCTAGAGTCTGTTCACCTTTAGCTAGTTCCTCAGGACTTAGAAAGTCTTTCTCTGATTTCTTTTGTGCATCAGAAAGCTTACCTATCTTTTTAATCCTAGGTTGATTAAATCCTTCTTGGGGTAAGAAGAACTTGTTAGCTAATTCTTTTTTGAATAAGTTTCCGTTGAAGTCTTTGTATACAAAATACAGCTTATCATTAATGTAAGCTAGTCTTCCTTGCTTCTTGCCTCCAAAGTTTTTACCAAAGTTAAATTCAAACAGATCATTTCTGTGGTTGTAATAGTAGTTAGCTGTTTTGTTAGTAGCAAGATTAGCTTTTGCTGACACTTTAAAGTCTAGTAATTTTTCAGGAGAAAAATCTTTTATTTGACCATTGTCAGTTTTAACTCTTATAGTGCCATCTTCATTTTGATTAAGCAGTGTAAAGCCAGCAACAACTACAGGCTCGGTTAAAGGAGATTCATTAAAGTCTACTCCCTGTCCTACAAAGTATTCTCCTCCTATTACTAACGTTCTACTACCACCTTTTGTTTTTACTACAATTGTATCTACATTATCTGCTAAATCTTCTGGAGCTTTAGCCATAGGTTCTTCTCTAAACTGGTCTGGATTCTCTTGAATGTTTTGATACTCTTGTATATACTTTTCTCTTAACTTAGCAAGAGCAGCTAAGTCTTGAAGACCTTTACCAAGTTCATCTTTTACTTCAGTGATAGCATCTAGATTTGTTATTATATCATTAGCCTCATTAAAACTTTGTGATTCGTTGTTTAGTATGTCTGTTATGATCTGATCAAAGTTTACGTTAGGTAATCCTTGACTTAACTCTTGTATTAAGTTTTGAATCTGTGTGTCTAATGATGCGGTAGATACTCCTGTATAAATTAACTTGTCTATAACTGAAGGAGTGTACACTGCTTCAAACTCTCCTGTAACTGGGTTTTGTCTTGTTATTCCTCCGTATCTAAGCATTAGTGATTGGTAAAGACTTGATGTATTTTCAGCAACCTTTTCAAGGTTTTCCATACGTCTTATATATGCCTCTCTTGTATCACCCTCCTGCACTTTACCTTCAGATTGTAGTTGAGCAAATCCTTCTTCTGTAGAAGCTAGTTTCTTTGCATCAGCTATATCTTGTTTTACTAAATCATATCTACCATACTTTATTCTAGGTGTTAGATAATTTATTATAAAATCTTTTTCTAGTTGCTTGTATGTAAATTCATCTCCATTCTGAGCTGCTTGTTGCATCTCCTCAATGATTACACCTGCTCTGTTTACAGCATACATGGTTTCTTTGGTAAAGTCAGATAGTTCAAAGTTATTTATTTCTTCTACTGCTTGTTGTGTATTTGCAGCCTTTGCTCTATCTCGTGCTAACATTCCTCTGAATGTCATAATTCTACCTGAGATACCACCAATCAATGCATTCTTAGCTCCTTCATCAGAGAAGACTCCATCTGTTAGTCCCACTCCTAATGACTCTAGCCAATCTGTAGCTTGGTTATTATATTGTTTATTGTAGTAATCTTTGGATGCTACTGCAGCTCCATACTGAAACGCCTCCTCAGAAGCCTCAGTTACAGAAAATGTATAGGGTCTAATTTTATTTATTGATCTTAATAAAGGATGAAGCTTAGATGTTTTTGGAACAAGTCTACCACCTTTATATACTAATTCATTTGTTTCTCTGGTAAGATTATTTAACACTGTCTTATCTCTACCAAACCCACTACGTCCGATCATAGGAAACATGATATAGTTACTTGCACTTAATACAGCTACATTCATTGCGTAAGATGAATTACCTGCACCTTCTGCAGCCATGTTGATTCTATTTAATGCTTCTCCCGTAGGTGCTATACCAAATTCATTTTTGTAATCACCTATAAGCTGATCTCTATAATCATTCATGTTGTGAAGAGCTTCTATACTAGCTTCACCACTTGTAGCTAAACCTGCAACTAAAAATCTACCTCCTGGATTTAACAGGTTATACTGATTTAAAAAATTATCTGATAACTTTTTTACTTCACCGTATACACCAGCTCCTCTATTAGTAGCTTTTAATCCTTTTTCTGTAGCTTGTAATGTTTCTGCAGCTTTACCAGTAGAAAATAGACGAGAAGTTAAAGGAAGAGCTCTTAGAGCAGATGCATAAGCCAGACCTGAATAATAGGCACCAGCTGCAAATCCTAAGTTCTTAATAACTCCATCCCACAAGAAGTTACCTGTAGCCCAGTATTGAGGGGAGTACCAACTTGCGTTAAGTTCTTCGTTTGTATAATAATTAGGGAGTTGATTTTCTAAATACTTGTTTATGTTATCTAGTTCTCTATTAAAGTCGTTGTCATAAAAAGAAGAAAACTTACCAGTGTTAGCCCATTGATACAGACCATTCACAGCACCCACAGTACCTTGTAAGAAAGTAGTAAGAGCTAAGGATCCTCCTTTTAAAACACCGTTAACAGCTTTCTCTCCCCATCCTTGATATTGAGCAGCTACATCTTCATTGTTAATGCCCATAGAAGATGGTTGGAAATAATCATATCTACCAGCACCATCTAATTCATCTTCAGTAACAACTCTACCTCCCATTCTTTGTTCTTCAGATATACCAGCATTTATGACAATGTCTGCAAAGTTACTTCTTCCAGCTCTACCTGGTTGTATACCAAACCCTCCTGGAGGTAATGTAGATATACTACGAGGAGTCTCCTGTAAAGGAGCAGGAGTATAGGTACCAAACCTTGGTTGCACCATAGGTGGCTGAACAGTTGGCTGTATAGGTGGTATGTTGGCCCCTGTCTGAGCTTTCTTTTTAACTTTATTCATATATTAGAATTTTTCAGCTGCGTTTTGTAGCTCTTGTAATTCATCAGCAGAAGGTGGTCTCTTATATAATAGTTGAAATATAAACGCATCATTAAGATTCTGCAATGTAGGAACCACTTTATCTCTAGCAATATTACCAGGGAATAATAATCCTTCTACTAATTGTTCTCTTGCAGGGTCGTATATGTTTAACATAAGCTTAAACATTGTTCCATCCTGATTAGGATTTGTTGAGCTTACAATATTTCCTGATACTCCAAATAGTTGTATGTTAGGAAAATCTCTAGCTCCATGAAGTGCAGCATTATTAAGATTGGTTTCATATTGCATATCTAATGATGTGCTATAAAAAGTTTGAGGCTCTCTACTCCATTCTCCGGTAAATTGATTTTGTGTTAAAGGTGGTCGTGTATCTAACATGCTTGGAAGATAGAGTCTATTAAATGCTGCAATGTTAGGCGGTTCATCAAACCTACCTCTAAATATTGATTGATATTGAGCTGGACTTAATTTAAGCTCTGCTTTGTTTGTTTTGCCTACTATTCTTAATTTATAGTTTCCATCTCCCATCTTAACTACGTTTGCACTTTGTAGATTATCTATAATAGGTATTAAGTTTTCCTCACTTTGACCATCTCTAGCTGCATCATCTTGTATTAAGTTTCCTACCACTCCTTTAAATGTTCTAATTTCTTCTGTGTTTCTTAAAGGAATCTGAATAGATACAGGTTGTACAATCATGTTACTTCTCTTCAATTCAGTGGCTATATATTCATTTCTTTGATTTAGCACATCACTCCAAGGACCTTCTCTATAGTCATCTTTAAAGTCATTTACATCATAAAATATATTTTTAAATTTATCACCATCCATTCCATACTCCTCAGCAAAAGGATTTCCAAATATATAGTTGGAATCTTTAAAACCAGCTACATATATATCAAAGTATTTACTTAACAAAGCATTATCAATACCATTAAAATCACCAGGAACTCCAAACAACTTATATCCTCTCTCTATATCAGCCTCATTAAACAGAGGATTACCATCACCTGTTCTTGAGTTTTGAAACTCAGGTTCAAATATCTCAGTTACAATCTTGGAAAATTCAAGATAACTTCCTGGAGTTCCATCTCTAAATGTAAAACTTTTATTCCCTTCCATCTGAGCCTCAGGATATATATTCTCAGCTTCTGTACGAAGTCCTGCTAGTATATCTGCATTTCGATTTGCATTTTGTTGTATCTCAGAATACGAAATTAGATCTTCTCTTAAATCAAATCTAACTGACTGAGGTCTTTCTGCAACTGCTATCAACATATCTTTCAGTGTGTCCTCCGTTAGGTTATACTTATTCAATATATTGTTTTTAGACTGCTCTGCTAAATTTAGTGATGCTTCTACATCAGCTTCATATAAAGCTATTACTTCTGGATTAGTTTTATCTTTTAGATTTTCAAATCCTAAATCTACTGGACCATAAGGATTCTTTAATAGATCAAGTTTCTGGTTCTCAATCTCCATCCTTTCTTCATGTTGTTGATTTCGTTGTAGGTAATTTCTCAAATCGTTTTCTCTCCTATATCTCATTTCTTCCTGCTTCAACTGAACCGTTTTGAATGGACTTGTTTCAAAAGTAACAGATTTTTTTATGTTCTGATGAGAGTTAGAAAAGTTCTTCAGCCAGTTAGTAGTATATAATTTAGCTTTTGCACTCTCTACATCACCTGTAGAAAATGTAGATGAAACATCCTGATACTCAGCTCTTAACATATTTGCTTGTCTATCCAAAGCTTCTATATCTTGTTGAATTCGTAACTTCTCTTCTCCTTCTTGTGCTGATGCTAGTATACCTTCAAGATTAGTTTTTTCAGCTAGGATTTGATTAAAGGTTTCTGTGTATGCACTATTTAAATCATCTGCAAAACTTTCAGCTTCAACACCTGCATAATTAAATCTTCCGTCATTAGCCATTTGTTGAAATGCATCTGCTGTTAAACCACTTTGGAGAGCTGACTGTATTTGAGCTGCTGATATTCCTTCTATTTTAATTTTAGTAATAGCATCTCTAATAGCAATAACATTTCCATTTTCATCATAGTCAAATGCTACATCAGTAACTTGTGGATTATCAGCTTGTACCAATGCTTTAACTATATCTAGAGCTTGATCTTGATAGTTAACATAAGGTTTGTACACTGCATCAAATCGAGTATTTATATCTCCGTTTAGCCAGCTGTTTACTGCTTCATTAAATATAAATCTGTTTGAGTCAGATCCTTTTCCATCAGCATCTATCTTTTGCATACTCTCTAGTTGTTTTCTATATGCACTAGAAGAACCTACAGCATTTAGTATAACAGGATCAGAAGCTAATTGCTTAGTCATTCCATTTACTGAGTTTACTAATTGGAAGTTAGAGAAGTCTGATGCAGCAAAGTCAGCTAACTGTCCTCCAAGAGCATTAAGCTTTGATTGAAGATACTGTTTATCTATATCTCTGATTACATCCAGACCAGCTATATTATCAATACTGTCTTGAATCTTTTGTACTCCCTCCTCATAACGTTGTTGTTTATATAGCCCAGCTTTGAGCATGTCATCCACAGGACGCTGCTCTACATATTCATTAAAGGTGGGTATATTATCTAGATATGATGCCATAAGTTAACAAATTTATTATTATTTAAAGAAATATCAAAGGTTTACTAACACGTTTTGGTAATTCTTTATAATCAGATTAATTAGAGTTATCCTCCAAGAGCATCGTTGTAAGTCATATTTTTAAAGTTTCTTACAACGTTACTATTTTTCTGATTTCTTTTTATTCTTTTTAGTTTAGTTCCATACAGGCCTGCAGGTACTTCCGTAGTGGTTGTATCTGTAGTAAGCACCTGTCCTCCTCCTATTCCTCCTCCTGTAAATATATCAAAGAGGTTCGAGTAAGGGTTAGTTACACCGGGTATTGAGAAATAAGCTGGAGGTCCTACGTTTACCATTCTACCCTCAGCATCAAAACCATATTGTGGATATAGATTTTCAAGAACTCTTTCTCTTATGTTTTCTAATTTATTCTTTTGATATTTATCCGATATAGATTTTGCGATCTCAAGATTAGTTGCTTTAGTATTAGCTACAGCTTGAGCTTGTCTTGTTTGTTGTTGATCTAATATTCCAAGATTAGTTAGTCTAGCTTGGTTGAGAGTATCTATGTTACCACTATATACAGTGTCCTTCATTTCTTGATTAGCTCTGAACTCAGCTGCATTCACTTTATTTATAGCTTCAAATGCTGGAGCTTGTAAAGCTGCAAGAGCTGCTGGATTGTTTTGTACAGCTGGGTTTTGTTGTAGGGACCTTTGGAAACTATTAATATCGTTTCTCTCATCTTGGAAACTAATATCATAAGGCACTCTCAGTCTAGGTTGGAATGTTTGTGCATACACAGGATCAACTTGATTTTGTGATGCAGCTAACATCTCAGGTAGAATCTGATTGTAATCTAAAGTGTTCATAGGTCTTCTTCTGAGTTGTCTACCTAAACCTATAAGATCAGTAAGTATATTTCTTTTACTAGGTGGAACTGTTTCTTCCTCTGTAGTAGATGGGTCACCACCTCCTATAGTAGCAAAGACCTTTTTAGTTTTAGGATCTTTAGCCTCTACAGCTTCAGTGAATCTAGCACTTGCAGTTTCTTTTCCAATTATACCATCTACTGTTAGGCTTACGTCAATACCTGCATCTTTATTTCTTTTATTGAATTCTCTTTGGAATCTTTTTACATCTTCTGGTTTTCTACGATCAAAGTTATCCCAATTAAACCAAGTATTTTCTGTTACAAGTTTTTCATAGTCTGCTTCAGTTACACCACCAGCTAAGCCTGTCTTACTATCATACTTCTGGTTAGCAGGCATTTTACCTATATCAGAACCAGTAGCATCTACACCCTCTACTTCTTCTTGGATCTCTACTTCTTTAACAAATGTACCATCATCTTGTTTGACATAACCTGCTTCAATTGCTTCTGCTTCTGTAGCAAACTCTTCTGGTAATTCATTTAAATCGAGACCTTGATCTTGATTAGTATTTTGTTGACCATCTCCTTGTGCTTTAGGTACATCTACACCATCTTTACCTTTCACCATCTTACCTATTCTTTGAGCTTGACTCTTATGCATCTTGGAAGCTTTGTGTAACTCTTTCTCTATTTTCTTGAGTTTCTTCACCTTTGTTCCATCTTCTGCATAATCTTCAATGTCTTTAACATCTTTTACTATTTCACCTTTGTTGATAAATTTGTTTCCGTCTATACCATACTCATCAAATGTATCATTAAGTGCAGTTTGTACATCAGATAGAATCTTCTTTTTGTTTGCTATAGCTTTTAGTTTCATGTCTGCACCAGCTATAATAGCATCAGATGTGCTTCTTACTATCTCACCCCATGGAGTATCATCTGAGCCTCCTGCTTTTTCAACTGCTTTTTTCATATCAAAATTTACTTTACTTTCTTCGTTGTTAAGTTCATTTACATAAGTTTTGAACTTCTTACCTTTGGCATTACTATCGCCAATCTCAGCAACATAATCGTTTGGTATTTTTAAATCTCCAAACACTACCAGACTTTCTTTTGAACCTCCGTCTTTTAGCTTTTGTGCTGGTTCATTCTCTACCTCAACTACTGCTTCATTCATAGCAACAGACTGTGGTCCATATGCTACACCTATACCAGTTTGTCCAGTTTTAGGATCTTTCTTTTCATGAGAGTTACCTTCAAAATATATACTCTCACCACCAGCATACGGGTTATAAGATACTGCTTTTGCTTCACCACCCCATACAGTTTTGATGTCAGGGTCTTTTAGTTTTCCTCCTTTTTTTAAAGTGTCTGGCATTCTAGAAGCTTTTTGCAACATGTTGTTTAAGTTCTTACCATCAAATGTTTTTAAGATTTGTGGACCTGGTGCTCCTATCATTCCATAGTCATTATTAGGGCCAGGAAGTTTACCACCTTTTTTCATGTACGATGAAAAACCTGCTTGTACTGCAGGGGCCATATTTGCTAATGTCATTTCTTCAACATTTGAGTCAATCCTTTCTCTAGCTTGTTTTTGCTTCCTGTCATTTCTATCTAGTAGATCACCAACACCACCAAGAACAAAAGACCCAACAGCTCCACCAACTGGTCCAAATAAAGCTGTACCTACAGCTCTACCAATACCACTACCTATATCTGTTCCAGCATCTCTATTTGCTTTATTACCAAAAGCAATAGAAGAAAGTTCATCAGAAACCATTTGATAAGGAAAATCCCCACCCTCTTGAAACTGCTTTGCTTTGTTTACATTGTACAGAGGAACATATCCAGGATCACTAAATAGATTCATACCATCTTGAGCTCTTACACAACTACCTTTACTGTATGGTGTCTTGCCAGGAACTGCTCTATAACCTGGCCAACATCTACCACCTTTCTGAAACTTTGCTCCACTCTTTGCAAGAACGTTTGTGCCCACTCCATATATAGGAAAGAACTCCTCTCCTGTGTTTTCTACATCTTCAGGGCGTACATATTTTCTTTCTTCCATTTCTGGTTTAGAAAGAGCAGCAGAAAGTGCAACGTTACTAACTGCTTGCATTTGTCTAAGCTGTTGAAGGTTTTCTCTTTGTTGTTTGATTTTACCAATACCTCTAACAATATCTCCAACAACAGGAGCACTCTTAAGTTGATCTGCAAGTTTTCCACCAAAAGATATATCACTTGCATCTTTGTTTCCTCTTCTTAACTTTCCTGCATCATCAAGTACATAAGATACTCCATCTGGATCAGCACTACTGGATATTCCTTCTTCTGGAATGTCAAATCCAAGATCAACATATTCAGCAAATTCTTGAGTTCCCCCTTGTGCTTTCTTTGGTTTCTCATGAGTGTACCCCAACTTACTCATTCTTTCATGATCAGCTTTTTTATTAGCTTTATATGCTTTACCAGTCTTAGGATCATACATCATGTGTGGCTCAAACTTCATGACTTTTTTACCCTTTTTACCAGATCCAGCAATTAAGTTTGCTGCCATCTCCATATTTTCTGGTGTCATTAGACTACTTAACATATTTCCACCTCCACCTTTTCCAGAGTTCTGATAGGCTTGTAACTTCATCATTCTGTCAGTGTAAGCTTTTTCTTCATCATCTGTAGTAAATGCTGACACTCCCATCTCAAGAGCTTTGTCTTTAAGTGGAGAGAAAATTGATAGAGTGTTACCTTCTATCTCACTAAAGTCTACAGGACTAACATTACTAGGAGCTGTAACATCTCCTGATATCATTGTTCCTATCTGAGCTTTCTTAAGCTTAGCTAATTGTTTTCCATGTTTTTTCAAGAAAGCTTCCTCTGTGGGGAACTTCTTGTAGAATTCTTTTTCAGACTTTACGCCTGCTATTTTTAATATTTGAGCCTTCATATTAGTTGTATTTGTCTAACCAGCCGCCTGGTTGTGGGGTATTATAGTTTGTAAAGTTAGTTAATTGATCTAAGGTGACCAAAGATCTTCCCTGTTTTGCTGTCATTGTTTGTTGTTTACTGTCCTGATTTACAGCTGCTATACTGTTCATTAGTTCAATAAGAGCTTCATCTGATTCCACGCTATCTTCTAAATCTTGGAAGCGTGCATTGTTTTTTATCCTGAAATTCTTTCTTGCTTTATCAAGATCTTCTTGAGTAAATGTATCTTTTCTTGCATCATATATACCTTGATCATTTAACAGATAACGCAACTCTTGCATTCTACCTAACACTTCTGTTGGTTGTGTGTAGTAATATTCTTGTTTGGGTAAACCCAGTGAATTATCTTTTGTACTACGGAACATAAGATCTTTTGTAGACTGTGGTATTCTCTCACCTCCTTCATCAGCCGCATGAGCAAACTCATGTATAGGTGTAGTATTGTAACTAAATAGAGGATTCTCTGGTGTAAGTGCAGAGTATTCAGGTCTAAACTGAATATTTTTATTACCGAAACGATTGTAAACTCCTTGTATGTCTTGGTTGCTTGTAGAGTATTCACTTGATTCAGGTAGGAAACTTACACGTGTTTGCATTACATTGTTTAATCTAGTCTTTGCTTCTTCTGCTATTTGCTTATCTGTATAATCAGGAAACTCTTTCTTTAATCTATCTTGATACTTTTGAGAGTTCATGTAACTCTTTAAGAATTTATATTGTTCTACTCCTTCTTTATTTAAACCACCACCCTCTTGTGCATAGGCCATATTAGAAGGACCAGAAGATTGACTGTTATCTGATATAGTATTTAAGAGCATATTTATTTCATCATCTGAATAAAGTTTCTTTAGATCTTGATACTGCTCGTTTATCTTCATGGTCTCTTGCATCTCAGGTGTAACCTCTGAATCAAAGATACTAGGCAATCCTTTTGCTTTTCCTCCTAGTTGCGGTTCTGTTTCATAAAAATATCTTATAGCATTTAATCTTGCTCTAACTTCTGAAGGATCTCCTATATATTTTAAGTCCTTAACCTCACCTTTACTTAGTTCATTAGTATTCTTTTTATTTCTAATGTTAGTTTTATTAAGACTGTTAATTAGTTTAACATCTGATAGAGGCATGTTTAATTTTGCAAAGTTATTATACTTACCACCGTAATCTTGAGAATGTGATAGTTCATGTAACAATACATCATCCGGTCCTTTACCTATATATTTTGCTTCTCCATCATAGTTACTTGAGTCCATTTGAATACGATGAGGTCCTCTATTGTATCTACCTAAGAAATTACCATCAGCTTGCTCAATTTTAACATTATCAAGAAAAGTATTTCTCTTAAAAGTTCTATCATCTATAAGTCTTTGATTTCCTTTAAAACTATTACTTAATAACTCTTGACCTCTATTAGACATGTTCCAGTTCTTTAGAAACTCTATCTGTTCTGATGCATCAATTGTTTCTCCCTCTTGAGCCATAGGATACTCTGTAACAGAGTTACCATCAAACTTGTAATCTTTACCTGGTAGCATCATCTTCTTGTCACCAGTGTCAGATATTCCTAGCACAGGAAAGTCTACTCCTTTCATTGTTATGTTGTTGGAGTTTATTTTAGTTATCTTTCCTGGGTTGGTTAACTGTCCCATGTCATCTTCTATCACTTCATACTTATCTAACCATCCTCCTGTTTTAAAAGTTTTATATCCCCCTTCTATACCTTTCTCTTGTGCTTCTCTCTGACTCTCTAAAAAAGATTCTCTATTACCTTCTGACTCTATAAGTTTATGTCCGTCTAACCAAAGATCTATTAGATCTATTTCACCTTTTGGATATTTTGCTAATTGTGCTGGACCTTCTAGCATGTTTACATAGAATAAAGTATACTGATCTTTTAATGATAGCTCATCTGCTGATTTAGCATTCAAGATGTTAGGATTAACATCCACACCCATTACATTAGCAACAGTCTTGTATCTGTTTTGTGCTGTAATAAATGAAGGACCTTCAAATTGAAACACACCTCTACCTGGACCTTTAGGATATTGTCTAGCTTTTGGGTTCATTCTTTGTCTAGGACCAGACTCATGAAAAGCTATTGTGTCTGCAACCGCTCCCCATGTATCTCTATCACCACCTCTGGTTTTCACTACATAGTCTAGTACATTATCAAATCCTAAAACTTCTCCGTTCTGTGCTTTACCACCATGTTTATACTCTAATAGTCCTTGTGCATTATATCCCATTGGTATTGCAGCATATAATCCTTTCATTAATTTCTTTAATCCTTTTTTATCTACTACTCTGAAGAAGTCTGAAGCTATTGGAGTTCTACCACCAAGCCCATCTCTAAATATTTGTTCAATTAACTTATCTGGTATATCATATTGTTTATTAGTTCCCCAGTATTTTGGGTTAATGTATAGCCTTCTCAACTCCATCACTCTCGCAACCATTTCTGTAGGATCTTGTAAATACTTTGCATAGTCCTCAAAAGTTGAACCAGGTCCCAGAAAGTCTTCAATACTTTTATTAGTCCCTTTAAGTATTTTTGGATCTCTTTTAAGTGCTCCTTTAATTAACTCTTTTGCCTCAGTACTTAAAGCTCTTCCACCTATATTACTAGCATGACCAAGAGTTTCATGTATACCTGTTAACATCTCCCTTGTTCTCACTATCTCCTTTAATCTATTGGAAGCTCTTGGGGAAACCTCTCCAAGCTTTACAACACTCTTGTTACCTATACTTGCAGCATCATCAAATGTTTTTAAAGTATTTAAAGGTTGATTAGCAGTAGGTACATAATATGTCCCACCTGATCCAGGTGTAAATCCTGCACTACTATATGTAGTGGGAAACTCACCAGCCTGTATTGCTTTTATGTTTTGCCTTGCTAATCCTGGATAGTACAGATTGTACATCTGATTTATTTCCATTGTAAGATCATCAATTTGCTGTTGGAGATACCTAGATTTAGGAAGAGCGTTTTGTAGTCCTGCTACTTCATATTTAGCTAATTCACTTTGTAATGTTTGTAGTTGTCTAGTTCTAGCTGCAATTGTTGATTCAATGTACTCTGGTCTAAGAGAAGGTAAAGGATTATATGGTCTAATCTGAGACTCAAATCTCGCATTAAACCCTGGAGCATTGGTCCAGCTTTTCATAAAATTATCTGCATCCATCTTAGGATTACTCATAAGTCTATTTGGAGGACCTGATGTTCGGTTAAAAATCTGAGGAACAACAGTGTCTCTTCCTATAGGAGCAGCACTAGGATTAAAGAAGTTTTTAAATGTATCACTTACCGCTTGACCTAGTTTAGTATTTTTCAAATAACTATAAGCACGAGCACCACCAACATTAAGCAAAGCAAACGCTGTTTCAGGAAGTGCTTGTTTTAAATTACCATATAGTTGTTCTCCCTTAGTAATTTGACCTCTTTGATATTGTAGTTTTCTATTGTTGAGTTGTCTTGCCACCTCATCACTAGTAAAGAAGTTTCCGGTAATAGGTTGAAAGTTATCATAAGGACTAAAATAATTACCTACTGGAACCACTGTAGCATTGTATACATCACCTATTAATCTAAAAGGATTAGCTAGATAGGTAAGAGGCATTGCATTCATTGGAAGACTGGTATCATCTTCTTGTATTCTCTGTAGTGATTCATTTCCTCGTGGTCTTCCTTGTGATATCATAGGTTGCCTTCTTCTAGGAGCAGTCACTACAACCTCATCTAACTGTTGTAAACCTTCAGTAAAAGGAAACTTAGGAGAATCAAATCTTTCAATAGTAGGAATGTTAACTCTTGTACTATCTATGGCTACTGGTTTTCCACGTTGAGCTTTCATTTCAGATTGTGTGTACAAAGGCTCTGGAGTATTTGTACGTGCATACATCATACCAGATGCACCAGGAAGTGTACCTCCCATTGCATACTTGTCTAACCAACCACCGTTGATCTTTTTCATAGGCGTAGCACCTCCAGCTATAGCACCGAAGTATCTCTTCTGCTTATCAGTCAGAGCTCTCCCATGGACAGTTCCGTCTTCTAACATCTTTTTTGCTTTGCCTGCTGTTAATGCCATTACTTATATGATATTTGTGCTGGTGCTACAATAAATTGACTCACAATATGCGAGGTAGAGGTATTGTCTAATATATGTCTCACCTTTAGATTCTTAGCTCTTAGTTGTGACTTCTTAAATGAAAGGTCACCATAGTTCATGTTGTCCTGATTCACCACCTTATCTATTGATTTGGATTCACAGGATGTTTTAAATAGTGGTACCTGGTCATCTTTTTGTAATGCCCAGAAAGTATTATACTGATAGAAACTATCTGTTTTTGTAAACACGATAGTTTTACTATCACTATTAAGAATAGGATACTGTAAGTATGCACTTAAGTTATTCATAGGCTTAGGCACAAGTTCCAGTATCCCTGTTGATTGCTGTCCATTATATAGAACAGCTTTGTTAAAGTATTTGTCGTCTGTTTGTATTTTACTATTAGAATCAAATGCTCCTACAGTTGATGGTATGTATGTATACACCTTACTGTAGTCTTTTATATTCTGTAGTATTTCATCATGATATTTATATGCAAATGGATACTCAATTACATATGGTTTTATATCACCATAGTAGTAGTTATACAGAGTATCATTTCTCAAATGAGTCCAAACACATCCAGTTTTTAATGGTTTAAATCTTATATTCATATACTCATTTAGAGGAATATTATCTGCTACTGAAAAGGATTTAGTATATTCACAATCACCTGTAGACTGTAAAGTGATGACACTCACAGTGCTGTCTACAGTAAACGCCATACCAGCAGCTAAATTACTCAGTGATATATTACTTCCTACTATATTATCTTGATCATCAATAATATTGAAGGGTCCTGAGTTAGGACTTGCTGCTGAGATTTTTATGTTTATAACTTTTGTTGACATGGTTAAATATTACATGGTCCTACTAATGTTCCTTCTGCACCAACATTTGTGTTTGTACAATACGTTATTGTTTCTCCAGTCCCTGCACTATATACTTGTTGTTGTCCGTTACAGTCATCAGCAAAGAAAGCTATAGGGCCTGTTACTTCCCACTCATAACATGCGTATATGCTAGTAGTTGTAGTGGTTGTTCCTAGAGTGGTGGTTGTTGTGGTGG